ACACACACACACACAGGAGGTAATTATGTCAATTCAACCAAAATCCGGTTTCGAAATTAGAGCCGACTTACTTAACCAAGCACAAGGAATACTTGAGGGTAATATCTATAGAAAAAATGATCTTATTAATACTCACAACGATTCTTTTCCCAATGATAGAAAACCATTAGGTGATCAGTGCATTTCTGCGGAAGATGTTATATCCACCGCAAAACAACTCAATGAGTTTGTAACTGAGAATTTGAAGAAAAAAAGTCGCAAGGAAATCCTTGACTCAATGAGTAGTTTGTAACTGAGAAGTAAGTATTTTGGGAGACTTAGGTCTCCCCTTTTTATCTTAATTTTCGTATAAATAAAGGTATAGATTAAAAGAGGTTACCATGCCAGTCACAACTACTACAGGAATACTAGAAAGTACTCTAACAGAGAATAAAGGATTTCTACAACCTACTGGGTTTCGCATTGTCATCAATAAAGGGTACTATGCAAATCTACAATATTTTGCGCAGTCAGTGATGCATCCCGGCGCTACAGTGAATGTGGTAGAACTTCCTGTCAGACAAATAACTTCAGTCCCCCTAGCTGGAGACAAGATTACGTATTCGGAATTAGAACTTACTCTTATTTTAGATGAGGATATGACTGGTTATAAAGAGATGCAATCTTGGTTAGAGAGAACCATCGAAACTAATACTAGGGGAGTACTGGAGACTCCAGTATCTTCTATATATTCAGACATAACCGTTATAGTTTTGTCCAGTCAAAATAATGAATCTGTGAAGATTAAATATCAAGACTGTATTCCAACGGCTTTAAGTGCTATTGATTTAAATGCTACTACAGGAGATGTAACATATCTAACGTTTAATGCAACGTTTAGATTCGCTCAATTTGAGATTATATAATGAAAAATTATGGAATATGTAATGAAGAATTGATCGACATTCTCGAACAGTTTCGTTACACATACATTGAAAAATACGACATCATAGAGACCAACACCATTTTTTCTCCGGAGTTTGAAGGTGAGGCTGACTGGTATACTGGCGAAGGTTTTATGCGCCAAATAATATCTATGAAAGAGAATCATAGTGGTGCAGCTGAAAAGTCTTATTCTGTTGCGATAAAACCCGATCATTACAATGGAAAGGATTCTAGATATAATTTAGACTATTCCAATCTAAACTACTTAATTCAATCTGAGTTAGGTACACAAAATTCCGCCTTGAGTCAGTTTTATCCATCTAATGGATTTATTGGATGGCATAACAACGCAAACGCTTCAGCGTATAATCTTATTCTCACATGGTCCGAGACTGGTGAGGGTTGGTTTAAATATATAGATCCCAAAACACATGAGTTGATTACAATGAAAGATTCTTCTGGTTGGACACTTAAGGCTGGATACTTTGGATCGTATGGTAGTGGAAATGTTGTTTACCATGCAGCTAGAACCTATTGTCCTAGGATAACTCTCTCCTATGTTTTGGGTCATGATAAGTCCTATTGGCAGGACTGTATTGAACATATAAGTACTAAATGAATTATTGAAGGATATATTATGTTATTAGATTTAGAATCTATAATGAAAGAATGGGAAGATGATTGTAAAATACCTCAACACCAATTAGATGAGGTCTCACGTCAGACACCTAGTCTTCATGCGAAATATCTGCAAGTATTATCTTTAACTAAGTTGAAACTTAAGAGGATAGAAAACTCGCAGCAAAACCTATTGAAAGATAAGTGGTTGTATTACAATGGTAAGATGGATCAGGATTCTATTCTTTCTAAGGGATGGAAACCAGACCCCTTTAACGGACTAAAAATTCTCAAAGGTGACATGGATTATTATTATAATTCTGATCCGGAAATACAGGAAGCTGACGAAAAGGTTCAATACTATAAAATTATGATACAGACTCTAACAGAGATAGTTGACTCTCTGAAGTGGAGACATCAGACAATTGGTAATATTATAAGGTGGAAACAGTTCGAAGCGGGCGGTTAACATTCGTATAGATATATTATGGAAAAAATCCAAATACAAATGAAGAATCATGCGCAACTTCTTGTGTCTGCGCATCCTTCTATTGACCAAGAACTGAGGGAGTACTTTGCTTTCTTTGTGCCTGGATATCAATACATGCCTGCTTATAAACGTAAGCAATGGGATGGTCGAATAAAATTATATAACCAGATAACTAAAGAGATACATGTCGGGCTATATACACATCTTAGAAGATTTTGTGCGGATAGATTTTATCCGATGGAAATTTTAGATCATCCAGAATACGGAATACCTTCATCGAAAGAGGACGTTGATCATCCTTCTCTGATAAAAACTATGACTAATTGGGACTTACCATTTGAGTCTAGAGATTACCAATACAAAGCTATTACGCATGGTATAGAAAATAAAAGATGTTTGTTACTCTCTCCTACCGGAAGCGGTAAGAGCTTTATTATATACAACTTAATGCGTTTTGTCAAGGAAAATAATAAAATAAATAAAACATTAATCATCGTACCTACTACTTCCTTAGTGGAACAGATGTATAAAGATTTTTCTGACTATGGTTATGATGTAGATAAAAATGTGCATATGATTTACTCTGGTAAAGACAAAGTTACGGATAAACCTATTATCATATCCACATGGCAATCAATTTATAAATTTGGTGTTGAGTGGTTTGAACAATTTGGTGCCGTATTCGGTGATGAGGTACATTTGTTTAAAGCGAAATCTTTATCTACTATGATGGATAAATGTATTAATGCAAAATATAGATTCGGAACTACCGGAACTTTAGATGGGACTGAGACAAATAAACTTGTATTGGAGGGATTGTTTGGCCCTGTATTTAAAGTTACTAGTACTGCTCAATTACAGAAAGACAAACAATTAGCTGATCTGGACATATCTGTTTTGTTATTACGTTACCATAATGACATATGTCATTTTATGGACGGCAAAACTTATCAAGAAGAGATTGACTGGATTGTTACCAATGATGCAAGAAATAATTTCATAACTAAATTGGCCGTAGATCAAAAAGGAAATACCTTAGTCATGTTTCAATTTGTTGAGAAACACGGAAAGGTTTTATTTGATAAGATAAAAGATTCGGTTGATGAGGATAGAAAAGTATTTTATGTTTCTGGTGAAGTGGGTGCATCTGATAGAGAATCCATAAGGAGTATTGTTGAGAAACAGGAAGACTCTATCATTGTAGCTTCACTTGGAACATTTAGTACTGGTATAAATATTAAAAACTTGCACAACATTGTTTTCGCAACACCAAGTAAATCTCAAGTAAAAGTGTTACAAAGTATTGGTCGTGGATTAAGACAGTCTGATAATGGAGAGACTACAAAGTTATTTGATATTGCTGATGATTTTCATAAGAAAGGTTACAAGAATTTTACTTTAAAACATTCAGCTGAAAGGATTAAGATATATACTAAGGAAGGGTTTAAATATAAAATATACCCTATTGATATGAAGGCTGCTCAACTTAAGGATGATGATGGAAGTTAAAAAAGATATTCGACAGTTAAAAATGGTTAACGGTGACGAAATAATTTGTGAAGTTCTTGAGGAACATAAGAGTCATTTTATTGTAAGAAATGCCTTAAAACTCACAAAAAAATTAACTAAAGAAAATCATAAGTATTTTACTTTTAGTTCTTACATGACCTATCAGGACGGACTGTTACAAGTTATTATGTTGATGACTACTCATATGATGGCTTTTGGAATTCCCACCAAAGAAATGATATTTCAATACGATGTAGCTTTAGAACAAATGGACAAATTATTAAATGATCCTGAAGAAGAACCTACTTTAGATGAAAATGTAGAAGACTGGTTGAAAGAAATAATTGGTGAGGTGAATAAGAAAACTATTATACACTAGTTTTTATTCTATTCATCCCTCCGGAGCAGTAGATATATTATACACGATAGTACAAGTATTGTCAAGCAATTTTTTAAATAAATTTAGTTATTGACAAAAACCATAAAATAGTGTATAATACACACTATTAACAAATATAAAATGGAACTAATATTATGGCGAGTGAAGCATCCAAAAGACCACATTATGTTAACAATAAACAATTCAGTCAAGCTGTAGTAGACTATGTTATTCATGTGAAGGAATGTGAAAAGGATGGTCTATCCAAACCAGTAGTTCCTAATTATATCGCCGAATGCTTTCTTAAAATATGTGAGGGACTATCACACAAAGCAAACTTTGTTCGATACACATATCGAGAAGAGATGGTTATGGATGCTGTAGAAAACTGTCTTAAAGCAATTAATAGGTTTGATCCAGAAGCTGCAACTCGTTCGGGGAATCTTAATGCGTTCGCATATTTCACACAGATTTCTTGGTATGCATTCCTACGTCGTATACAGAATGAGAAACGTCAACAAGATATAAAGATGAAGTATATTTCTGAAGCTGCAATAGAAGACTTCTTAGTGAATGGAGAAAACATAGATGGTCATATTCATAACCAACCATTTGTTGATGTCCTTCGACAGAGAATTGATATTGTAAAGGATGCTGATAGTCACTTCAAAGATTACGCTAAGGAAGAAAAGAAAAGAAAAAGAAGAGCGGTTAAAGTCGATTCCGATCTCTCAGATTATTTGTAATAAAACACTTGACATTTACTTATGAAGTATGGTATAATTACCGTATAAATTTATAGGACTATATTATGAAGATTGCTATTCTCAATGATACTCATTGTGGTACAAGAAATTCTTCCGACATCTTTATGGAATATCAGGAAAGTTTTTATACTGATATATTTTTTCCATATCTAATAGAAAATAACATAACTCAGATACTCCATTTGGGTGATTACTATGACAATAGAAAAACCATAAACTTCAAGTCTCTTCACAGGAATAGAAAAGTGTTCTTGGAGAAACTCAGAGATTATGGAATCACTATGGATATAATTCCTGGCAATCACGACTGTTACTATAAGAACACTAATGACCTAAATGCGTTAAAGGAGCTACAAGGACATTACATGAATGAGGTTCATTTAATTGAAGAACCTCGCGTTATGGATTATGACGGATGTAAGATTGCCCTTATCCCTTGGATAAACCCTGAGAATGAAGAGAACACTCTAGAGTTTATCAGAACTTGTAAGGCAGATATTGTTGGAGCTCATTTAGAATTGGCTGGGTTTGAAATGGACAGGGGTCTAGAATGTAGAGATGGAATGTCTCCTACACATTTCGATAAATTTGAGATGGTTATGACTGGACATTTCCACGCTAGATCTACTAGGGGTAATATCCACTATCTAGGATCCCAGATGGAATTCTACTGGAATGATTGTAACGATAATAAGTATTTCCATATTTTCGATACTGACACTAGAGAACTTACACCCATTCGCAATCCTCTTACTATCTATGAAAAGATTTATTATAATAGTGAAATTATAGATGTATTCCAAGACTTGTCTGGAATTGATAATAAGTTTGTTAAACTGATTGTCGTTAATAAAGGAGATCCTTTAACTTTTGAGAGGTTTGTTGATCGTATTCAGATGCGACCTATACATGAACTTAAAATTGTAGAAAACTTTAAAGAGTTTGTTGGTGATGCTGTCAATGGTGATATAAAGATCGATGACACTACTGACTTGGTACATAAGTATATCGATATGGTCGATACTGATCTAGATAAGAATAGGATTAAGACGGAACTTTCCGAACTTATGATTGAAGCTCAGAATTTGGAGATAGCGTAATATGGTTACAAAGAATGATATCACTGGAGATGTTATACAGTCAAAAATACATAGTGAGAAGTATTCTGAAAACTTCGACAATATTTTTAATAAGACTTCAACTAGAGACGGTAGTCATATAGACATATCTGTCTTTGATATAAACTATATAGAAAGACATCGAGTCAGCATTATAACTCCATCTGATTTTGTTAGTCGTGATATGTTCAAAATATATGATGCCAAAGTTACTGCATATGGACAAACTATGGACGATGCAATCAGAGCCTTTCTTCACGAAAAGGAAAAGTTATAAAGTTCTTTACATTTTGTTCTGTTTGTGGTATAATACCCTTCCTTAATATAATTTGTTATGAGTAATACATTTTATGATAATATTTAAGAAACTTAGATATAAAAATTTTCTATCTACTGGAAATAGTTTCACTGAAATAAATTTGCAAGATTCGTCCACTACACTAGTTGTTGGTCAGAATGGTGCTGGTAAATCTACTATGTTAGATGCTTTATCCTTCGGTTTGTTTGGTAAGGCTCATAGGAAGATATCTAAACCTCAACTCGTAAATAGTATAAATGCCAAGTCTACTATGGTTGAGGTTGAGTTTAGTATTGGTTCTAAGAACTATAAAATTGTTCGTGGTATAAAACCAAACATTTTTGAGATCTATGTCAATGGGGTAATGATCGACCAAAGTTCCCACGCGAAAGAGTATCAACAGATATTAGAAAAAAATATTCTTAAACTTAATCATAAATCCTTTCATCAGATTGTTGTCCTAGGGTCTGGTTCTTTTGTTCCTTTTATGCAATTGAGTCAAACGCAAAGACGTGACGTTATCGAAGATCTTCTTGATATTAATGTATTTTCTAAAATGAATCAACTCCTAAAGGAGAAGATTGCATTATTAAAAAACTCTATAAGTGATAATAACCACAGATTAGATGTTGTTAACACTAAGATAAATTCTCAGAAAAAATACATTAGAGATCTTACAGCTATTACTGTTGCGAGTAGAAAACAGAAAGAGAAAGATATTAAAGATCTTCATAAGAAGATAAAACAACTTTCTAAACAGAATACTGACTTGTCATCTAAAATTGAAGAGTTACTTCCAGCGCACACGAACGAGATAAAAAGTCTGAATGAAAAGAAAACTAAACTAACTTCCTATAATACACAATTTAAAACTCAGGTTAGAGGTATAGTAAAGGAAGCTAAGTTCTTTGAGGATAATGAATCTTGTCCAACATGCGAACAAGTTATTGGTGATGATTTACGGAAAGAGAAGAAGGATAAAGCTCATTTTCGTGCCAAACAACTGAATGAGGCAATGCATAAAGTAACTGAAGAACTATCTGATGTTAATTCCGATATCGAAAGAGTTAATGAGGAATTAGTTCTTATTCAGAAAGATCAAACAGAAATGTACAGTAACAATAAATCTATCAGTCAATTTCAGACTCAGATAGATAGAATACAAGCTGACATAGATAGTCTGGTTGACAGTGAAGGTGATATGGGTCAAGCGAATAAAGACTTAGATGAATTGCGAGATCAGTTACATTCCTTTCAAGATGAGAAGTACAAGTTAAATGAACAACACTCTTACAATCAGGTATCTTCTGAACTTCTAAAAGATACTGGAATTAAAACTAAAATTATCAAACAGTATATACCTGTAATAAATCAGTTAACGAATCAGTATTTACAGACTTTAGACTTTTTTGTTCATTTTGATTTAGACGAAAGTTTTCAAGAGACTATCAGATCTAGACATCGTGATTCATTCACCTACGATTCTTTTTCCGAAGGTGAGAAACAAAGAATAGACTTATCGTTATTGTTTACTTGGAGACAAGTAGCTAAGATGAAGAACTCTGTTGCAACAAATCTTTTGATTCTAGATGAGACTTTTGATTCTTCTCTAGACGAAGATGGTGTAGATAATCTAATGAAGATCATCTACTCCTTGGGAGACGACACGAATGTGTTTGTTATCTCTCATAAGGCTGAACTTGAGGATGCTCACTTTGAGAATAAACTTGTGTTTAGTAAGAAACAAAATTTCTCCACATTAAAAAAAGTTGCATAAAGTGCTTTACAAAAGTGTAGAAATAGTGTATAATGTATGTCATATTAACTAAGGAATTATATTATGGAATTATCAGATCGTACCCTATCAGTTCTTAAGAACTACTCTAACATTAACCCTAACATTGTAATCAGTGAGGGTAATACTATTAAAACTATGGCTGTTGCTAGGAATGTTGTATCTTCCGCTACAGTTGAGGAGACCTTTCCGAAAGATTTCGGTATCTATGATCTCAATGAGTTTTTGAATGTTCTCGGTTTAGTTGAAAGACCTAACATAAGTTTCAGTGATGACTATGCAACCATAACAGATGGTTCGGGTCTTTCTTCTATTAAGTATTTTTATTCTGATCCAGAAATGTTAACTTCTCCTACTAAAGACATTGTTATGCCTGAAGGTGAGGTTAAGTTTACTTTAACTGTAGAAACTCTCGCAAAAATTAAACGCGCGGCATCTGCTTTGGGTCATCAAGAAATTTGTATTAAACCTTCTAACGGTTCTATTGTCTTAGTTGTGGGTGACTCTAAAGATCCAACCTCAAACTCTTTCTCCATAAATGTTGATGGCAGTTATGTTGAAGGTACTGACTTTAGTTTTATTATAAATGTAAACAATATTAAAGTTGTTAATGAATCTTTTGAAGTTTCTATATCTAGTAAACTTATAAGTAATTTCCGAAGCACACATTCTAATATTGAATATTTTGTTGCTCTAGAAAAGTCTTCGGTATATGGAGAATAAATAATGACTAAAGTAACTAATCAGGAAAGGATGAACGATTTATCCAATAAAGTTGCGAGATCTACTGTGGCTGTAATAGATACTATCTCAGGAAGAGGTGGGTTTAAGGGTGAGGAACTTTTGACTATAGGACAACTAAGGGAACAGTCTATTCAGATTATTAGTTTGGTTGATGAAATTTCTGACGAAAATACTAAAAAATAGTTTAAAGTCCCATTCGTCTAGTCGGTTAGGACACTAGGTTTTCATCCTAGCAACATCGGTTCGAATCCGGTATGGGATGCCAAATTTGCGGAGGTCAGTTATAGAGTCAATGAGGACCACTCATTGAAGGTAGGGAAAGTTCCTACACTCCGCTCTAACATGCGTCCGTAGCTCAGTTGGATAGAGCAACAGCCTTCTAAGCTGTGGGTCGCACGTTCGAATCGTGCCGGACGTGCCACACCGAAACCCGAAAGAACTGTTTTCCAATCCAGTTCTTTCATATACAACCTAGTTGATTGGAATACGAATCGGTTGCCCGTCGACTGATTAGGAGAATAATGTTTAGATATGGTTGTCTAGATATAGGGCGGGCCGAATTTTTGGATTTCTTATGCGACTATTTTTAATTTCACTTTTAATATTCACTGTGTCTTGTAGCACTACGCCTGTATCCAAACCTAAAGGAAAGGATGGTTATAGGTTTGAGGTGAAAGATACTGAGATGTTGACTCCTAATATAGAATTTATTATTATAAAAAATAAAGAAGAGTACAATAAAATAAGGAAAAAGTTTTTTGGTCACCATTGGGATACCGTACAAGCCTTTACTCGTTGGAGACCAGAATCTAAAACTTGCATCATATACATAAAAGACCCTATGTGGATGTATCAACCAGAATATATAGGGCATGAGGTAGCTCATTGTATTTGGGGCAACTGGCACGAAATAGAAATAAAACCTATAAATAATTACCAAGATAGACTTGAAACTGATTGACACACCTTGCGTATTGTGTTATAATGCGCGTATTGATTTATATATTATGGAGTAACTATGAAAGAATTTCTATGGGTAGAAAAGTATCGCCCGTCAAAAGTATCAGAAACCATTCTCACAAAAGATCTCAAAGACACTTTCCAATCTATTGTGGACGGTGGTGAAATACCTAATATGATGTTTACTGGTACGGCTGGTACTGGTAAGACTACTATCGCTCGTGCTATATGTGAAGAACTTGGACTTGACTATATTGTCATCAACGGTTCTGAAGAGGGTAACATTGATACTCTCCGTGGCAAGATCAAACAGTTCGCCTCGTCTGTATCTCTCTCAGGGGGTTACAAAGTTGTAATCCTTGACGAGGCGGACTACCTTAATCCACAATCAACCCAACCAGC